CGCACAGCTCGTACTATAAACCCGCGGAGTGGGGCGCGTACCCGACCGAGAAGCCGCCGGCGCACGCGAGCTGCCTCACCGAATGAGAGCGCGAGCGTATACGCGGGCCCGCGGTGAGCGTCTGCTGTGGATCCGCTCCCCGCACTGGGATGTGCCGTGACCTACTACGCCCCGCTGACCGAGATCGAGATGGACGTAATCCGCCACAACGCTCAGGACTTCAATCAACACGGCGATCTCATTCACGCCGGGGCTCAGCTGATGTTCGAGCGGATCGCGCGGCTCTCGGCGTGGCTTCACGCGCAGGCCGATCGCCTCGAGCCTAGCTCCGTGGCCGACGAGCTGCGGAGGCAAGCGCCGTGACGGAGTGCTACGTCTGCACGCACGATGCGGTCGTGCGCGTGCACGAGATCCCTTATTGCGCCCGATGCGCGCCGAAGCCCCCGCGCGCGCGCCCGACTCCGCCGGCGCCGCGCCCTACCCCGGTGCTGCACAGCGCACACCCGGAGTGTCCTGTGCTGCCCGGCGGGTTCTGCAACGGCACGTGCCAGTACCACGGATGCTCTGCTAGTTTCTGTACCTGCTGAATATACGTCTCCCCGGCGCGTCAAAAGGTCATCGTGAAAAAGCTCCTCCTGCTTCCGCTCATCCTCGCTGCCTGCGGCGCCCAGAACGATCCTCGCGTCGGAGTCTGGCACGGTGAGCTGCTGTCCACCGCCGCCTGTGCCGGTGACGTCGGGATGCAGCCTCTCCCCTCGAGCGCGCGGTGGGTGATCGGTGAGGACGAACAGGGTCTCACGCTGTGGGTGGGAGACAGCTGCGAGAATCTCCGCGTCGACGCCCAGGGGAACCCGCGCGGCGCCTGCGCGTCGAACTCCACAGCGATAGGCGGGCGCCTCGACCTCGAGGCCGACGGGCTGCACACCGAGCTGAACACCGTCTGGACCGACGGCTCCTCGAGCTGCAAGGGCCGCGCGAGCGGCATGCTGTACCCGAGCAACGATCGCTAGGGAAGCCCGGGCATGAAGTTCAGCCCGTCGAGTGAGATCGACGTCGTGCTACCCGACACTGGAGTGACGTTGCCGCTCGTGTCGATCTCCACGCGGCCGTGGGCGCTGTTCGCGTCCACCGCGAAGTTGACGTTCGACGTCGTCGGCCGGAACGACGGAGGGAGCACGAACGCCGCCGTGTTGATCGTCCCGCTCTTGATGAAGCCCTTGAGCCAGACGCGGCCGGTCTGATCGCGCCGAAACGCCGCCTTCGTGTGCGTGCCGGAGTCGAAGTTGACCCAGGTCCCCGAGAAGTTCGGGATCTGCTCGTATGCGTCGGTATAGTGCGACGTGTCGCCGACGTAGAACCAAGGCGTCCCGATCCACTCGAAACGGAGCTCGTCGAGATCCGTCACGAACTCGTCGCCCTCGTTGTCGTCGGAGAGCTGCAGGCTCATAGACCGGGCAGCGGGATCGAAAGTCACCTCGTAGATGAACTGCTTCAGGATCCATTTCCCGGGCTTCTCGTCGGAGCCTGCGATCGTCGCACCTGTGCTGCTCGAGAAAATACCAGCGCTGTCGTACGTGTTGATCGTGGCGATGATGCCGCCGCCGCTCGGGTTGCCCGCGTCGTTCCTCAGCCTAAAGCTCGCGCGGTACAGCTGCGAGTATCTGTCGGAGCCGTCGGCCCTGTCGTTGATGACCGGGAACTGTGCCGACTCGATGATGCAGGGATCTCCGCCCGGCGCGGAGTCGAACCGCACAAACCTCGAGCCCGAGATGCCGGATCCGTCCTCGACGACCTGCACGCTAGTGCCTAGAGTCGCTCCTGCGCCAAGCACCCAGTGGTCAGGCATACCGGCCGGATCGAACCGCGTCTCGAAGCCGCCGTTCAGGGGATAACCGCCGAGCGCGATGCCTCCCTCAAGATGCCCCGCCTTCGCACGGCCCGCGGTAAACAGCTGCTCTTTCGACGGCTGCCCGCGCACGAGCTGCAAACCGTTGTAGAACCGGGGCACCACCACCGCGTAGTAATCCGCTCCCGGCTCGAGCTGCGATACCTCGACGTTGCGCAGCGCGCCGACGCTGCTGAGCGTGGAGTCGTCGAGCGGTGTCGCGGTGTCCTTGTAGACGTGGAGCTCGAACTCCTCCGGCAGCGCGCGCTTGTCGACGTCCGTGCTCAGCGAGATGCGCGTGCCTCCGACGGTCGGGTCGAACGCGAGCTTCGGCGTCTTCGGGCCCTGGAAGTGATCGAAGCGATGGTTCGTGCCTGAGCCGAGGCCGAAAGTGTTGTGGCGGTGCTGCTGCTTCTCGATGTACCTGCGATGCCCCGCCGTCGGCTGTCCGCGCAGGCCGAGCTGCGTTTTCAGCCGGCCGTTCTCGAACGTCTGCGAGATATCCGTCACAGCCTCGCTGAGATCCTCGCTGAACTGCAGATCGTTGGCGGTGAACGTGTAGTAGTCGTTGAGCTCGGCCCAGGGGAACCCTCGAGCGAGCGGCGCGCGCATCACGGCGGTAGGTTCGGCGCAGTCGGAGAGAAGCGCATCGGCGAGGCGCTGCGCCTCGACCTCGGTGTCGATGTTGCTCGTCTCGTCCTCTTGGATCTCGCACCAGAGCTCGCCGTACTTGGTGATCGAATCCGGCTCGCTATCGTCGAGCACCTTGCGCTTCGGCGTGCCATCGGGCCAGAGATCCGTGCTGTCCTTGTAGATGATCCGCACCGCGTTGCGGATCTCCGCGATGTCCACCGACAGCTGCTCGATGTGGCCGTAGTCGGAGGGGCCGAAAGTGAAGTCGGGCGTCGAGACGGTGCGATCCGGCTCGTAGAACTCGAGCCGCCAGTCGGTGTCAGCGACGCTCCACTTGTCACGCAGATCCCATCCGATCTGCCCGGCCAGGGCGTCGAGGGCGTCCCAGGTGAAGCCGCGCGACTGCAGCCACTGGGTAACGTCCCAGCTCGGGGAGACGGCGACGTGAAGGATGGGCGCCGTGTCGCCGATGCCGACGTTATCGTCGATGATCAGCTGCATCTCGGCTTCGACCGGGAAGCCCGTCACCGTCGGCGCGCCGACGTAGTCATGCGTCGCAGAGCCGTCGGTGATCCCGGTGCCGGTCGTCCATGTCGGCTCGACGGTGCCGGCGGTGCCGCTCGAGGCGACGACGAAAAACTTGTTGAAGCCCGGGTCGTCCTCGCCGCGCGACGCGGGGCAGACGTACTCGCCGGAGGTGAGAACCATCTCAGGCGACCAGACGCGCATGCTCACCGGTCCGCCGTCGGCGCCGAACGCATAGACGCGCTCGTACTTGATGTACTGCTGCGCGAGGCGACCGCTCTGGGAGCGACCTGAGATCGCCACGTCGGTGCTGGAGGCCGCGTTCACGGTGTCGATGCGCCCGCGGAATACCTGGAACCAGTCTCCTGACTCCGGCGGGGTGTCGATCATCGTGATCGCCACCTCGATCTTCACATCGCGGTTCGGCGCGATCAGCGGCGCGTATGAGGCGCCGGGGTCGAACGCACGGTTGAGCGCGCTGTCCTGCATCAGCGGCGCTAGGCTGAGCTGATAGAGCTCGCGCAGCAGCGTCGCCGAGAACGTGCCGTGGGGATCGTTCACGGCGCTTTTCCAGCTCACGGACTTGACCGCGTTGAAGCCGGGCCACGTGGTCAAGTCGCGCCAGTTACCATCGGCGTCCTTGACGCTGAGCCGGCACCACTCCCCTTGGACGCCGGAGTCGAGCACGTGCTGCTGGGCAGTGGAGATGACTCTCACGTCACGCGCCCTTCAGCTCAAACGAGAGCGTCCGCGCGTCGCGCTGCAGCGAGCCCCCGAGGCCCGCGATCGCCATCTTCTCGGAGAGGCTCGAGCACAGCATGCGGCGCGTCGCCACTTCGCGCACGAGGTTTCCCGCGCAAGTCAGGAACGGGGTCAGGCCGAACGCGTAGCCTGCGTTGGCGACGTCGCGCGCCCAGCTGTCGAGCCACAGATACGGGCACACCACGAGATCGTCGTAGTAGTGAGCCGAGCCTGCGCTGTTGGCCAGCTGAATCTCACCGGCACCTTCAGCCGGATCGCCGTCCACCGGCGTGTCATCGCGCACCGCGTCGTGCCACACGGCGCCGTCGCTCCTGCGCACCACATGCACGAAGCCGCCGGCGTCGACGCGGTGCCAGACAGAGACGGTCCAAGGCGCCGTTACAGCGATGCCGCTCGTCGCCCAGCTCTCGCCGCCGACCACCTTCAGCGCCCCGGCACCGTACTTCTTCACGCTCGACTGCACCTCGACGTCAGGAGGTGCGCTCGATCCGATGCCCGGCATGCCCTTCGAGCTGTAGAAGCTCGAGTCGAAGCTCCAGACGTGGCCCTCACCGACGAGCAGGTTTTCCCACGCGAACGCGTCCGCGCCGGTCAGCAGCTTCGTGGTGAACTTGTGATCGCGCTTGCGCGTCTGCCGCGTGATGCGCATCGAGCCGTCGCTCGCCACGTCGGACGCGCCGATGTCGCGCCGCTCGCCGGAGGCGTCGCCGAGGGAGACGATTCCTGCGAGCTCGATGCCGTTGACGGTGAGCCAGCTCATCGCGGACCGAAGCCTCCGCGCTGGAAACCCTTCTTTTCCATCGCCTCCTCGAGCATCTTGAGCAGCTGATCGATCGTGGTCGTCACACCGCCCGATGCGTGAATGTGGACCTCGGCCTTCTGGTCGCGGAAGCCCTGCCCCGGCAACGAGTCGGTGTCCATCGCCTGGAAGCTGCGCAGGCGGACCTTGAAGCCGCTCGGGAGGTTCGTGAACTGCTCGGTGAGCTTGTTGAGGGCGGTCGAGGTCTTCTTCGCCGAGTCGCCGAGTCCGTTAAGGCCGTCGGTCGTAGCGCCGGCCGCGTCGGTGATGTCCGTGTTGACGTCCTCGCCGCGGCCCTGGAGCGAGTTGTCTTTGCCCATGTCGTCGAACGTGTGGCCAACGTCGTCCCACATCTGCTCGGCCTTCTTGCCCGCGGCGTCGGCGCCGTCCTTCAGCTTGATCTCGACCTTCGAGACCGCCAACGCCATGTCGTCGAGGCCGACACTTGAGAGAAACGATCGGATCGACTCGAGGATCTGCGCGATGAACAGCATGATCCCGCGGTTGAGCTCCAACAGCGCTATACCCACCACCTTGAAAATGACGCCGAGGATCGTGATCACCGGCTTCATCGGGTCGAGGATGTCGACGAGGGACATCACGGCGTCGAGGATGCCCCCGAGCGCGTCGAGCGCAGGGCCTAGCCCGTCCATGACGCCGGAGAGAAGTTTGCCGATGTGGTCGAAGAGAATGCCGACGCCGTGCAGAGGCCCGTTGAGGAGCGAACCCACAGCGTTCAGAAGCCCGCCGATGCCGTTGAGCAGCGAATGCAGCGCGGTCGTCAGGTAGCCGAGGCCCTCACCCATCGAGCCGAGCAGGTCCTGGATCAGTGCGTTGCCGTGATCGATCAGCTCGCCGAAGCGGGAAAACTTCGTGAACAGTTCGACGAGGGCGGCGATGAGGGCGCCCCAGACGCCGCCGGACTGGAAGCCCTGAGCAGCCGCACTCACAACGTCCCCGAAGGCGCCTAGTTTCGAGGCGAAGCCCACCGCTGCGCTCTCTAGGAAGCTGGCCATATTGTTGAGCGCGTCCGCCTGCATTTTAGCAAGCTCGGTGAAGCCGCCGACGGCTTCCTTCGCGCGCTCCGCAAGTTGTTTGTCACTGTCGAGCACGGCGAGCGCTTCGTCGAACGCCTCGACGTCAACGCCCTTCTTGAGCTCGTTGACGCGCTCCTGATCCTTGATCGCGGCCTCCGTCGCCGCTGTGTAGTTCGTAAGCGCTGCGTCGAAGTCTTTGAAGTGACCGATTGCTTGATTGATCACGTCCATCTGCGGCGCGCCGATGTTCTGAAACTGCTGCCGCGTCTGGGCGCCCTGTCGAGCAACCTCACCGCTACGCACACCGGCTTCACCCTGGGCGAAGTGCTCCTCGGTGAGCCGGTGCGCGAGCGTCTGGGCCTCTCGGAAACGCTGTTCCATCTCATCGGCCGCCTTCTTCAGGCGATCGAGATCTCTGATCATCGAGTCGGCGGACTTCTTGTTCGTCTCTGCCGCCTTCTCCGAGGCGTCGCCGACGCTGTTCCACACGGCGTCGAGACGCTTGCCCATGTTCTCGCTGGTCTCTGCGAGATCCTTCTGCATCTCCTTCGTGATCTCGTTCGCGCTGGCGAAGTCACCCGTGAGCGCGGCCACGGCGGAGGCGACGCCACCGGCGAGGGCGGTGCCGACGTATTCGAAGACACCGGCCACCACGACGCCGACGGAGACGAGGATCTTGAGAGCCGTCGCGAGCACCGTCACGGCGTCCTTGAGTCCCTCGGCGCCGGCTTTGCTGTTCAGCATCTCGTTGGTGAAGCGCTCGAGCGCAGGCGCGAGCTGCGCGGCGAGCTGCACACCGACGCCCTCGACCACCTTCTTCATCTTCTCGATGTTGTCGTTGAACTCGGTCGCTGCCGCGACGGTCTTGCTCGAGACGGTGATGCCGAACCGGTCGGCCTCGTCGGAGAGGCGCGCGATCCCCTCCTTGCCCTCGTTCAGAAACGGGATCAGCTGCTTCCCTGCCTTGCCGAACAGGTCTACGGCCAGCGTGCCCTTCGCGGCGCCGTCTTTCAGCCCTGAGAAGACGCCGGCGAGATCACCGATCACCTGATCCGCGGAGCGGGTCGCGCCGGTCGCGTCCTTGACGCTGACGCCGAGCACGTGAAAGAGGTTCGCGGCGTCCTTGTTCCCCGATGCCGCGGTAGCGATCTTGATGTTCAGCTTGCCGAGCGCGTTGCCGAACTCCTCGGTGGAGAGCTTCGACAGCGCCGCCGCGTAGTTGAGCCGAGAGAAGGTCTCGACCGAGATGCCGACGGACTGGGCCATCTTGCCCATCTTGTCCGCGGTCTCCGCGCCCTGGAGCGCGAACTCGCCGAGCTTCTCGGCCGCCTCGAGCGCAAGGTGGCCGACCTCTTTCAGCACCTCGAAGTTAAGCAGGCCTTCAGCAGCTTCGCCTGTCTCTTTGAGGGCGTGTTTGACCTCCTCGAGGCCCTTCTTGAGCTCGGCGCTATCGAGCTGCAGATCGATGATTAGCGATTCTAACTTCGCCATCTCAGTTCCTCACGACGCCCAACAGCGAATCCAGCTTCACCTCGTCGCTGATCTCGGGCACCTCAGTCAGCGATAGGAACCGCCGCAGCGTGAACACGCTCGGGTCGAAGCCCTTCGCACCGGCGACGCTCGCGATCGTGCTGTTGAGCACCATGCCGCGGAAGTCGTCAGCGTCCATACCGAACGGCTCGATCTCGGCGTAGTGCGCCCACTCCGCAAACTGCCCTGGGGTGAGCAGCTCGAGGAGAATGTCCGGGTGAGGGCAGCCGAGAGCGAGGCTCAGGCGGAAGGCGAAGACGCGCTCGGGGCTGCCACGGAGGGGTTTGCCCCGGCCACCTCGACGCCGTTCGCGCTGGGCTTGCCGCGGCTGAGCTCGGTGATCGCTCCCACGATCTGGTTCATGGTCTCGATCGAGATCATGTTCAGGAACTGCGAGGCGGTGTCGGAGTCGAACATCGGCGCGCCGTGTTCGTCGACGATGCTGCTGCCGAACATGACGAGCGCCATCTCGCGCTGACTGTCGCCCTTCGCGCCCAGCTCCTTGAGCGAGAGGCCGCAGCCGGCGGAGATGCTCGCGATGCGGATCTGTCCGCCGAGCTCGGGAACCTCGAGATCGCGGAACTTCCGCTTCTCGACCTTCAGGATCTGGCCTTTGGTGAGGAGCATCAGACCCCCGGGGAGACTTTGATGACCTGAACGGTCAGGTTGGTGGCGTCGGCGTAGCTGACGTTGACCTCGGTGCCGTAGTCGGACAGCGGGAACGGGCCGATGATCATCGGCTCGCCGTCTGCGACCGCGACCACGTTGTCAGCGACGGCCTGCCCGTCGACCTCGACGGTGGTCTCCATCGTGACGTTGACAGGGCCGCCGGTGGCGCACGTGACGACGAGCAGCTCCTTGCCGGTGTTGGTGAAGCGGTCTCCGCCTGCGGAGGCGGCGACGCCTCCGCTGGCAGTGATGCCGTCGCGAGAGGCAGCGGTGATGTCGAGCAGTGCCATGTGTCAGTTCTCCTGTGAATCAGTCGCGGGGGATGCGAACGACCTGAACGTGCATGGCGGTGGTCGCCGAGTAGACGAGGTTCGCGTAGCCGCCCTCGTCGTTGTAGATGTTGGGCGGGAACGGGCCGAGGACGCGCGACGTCGCGTTCACGACGTTCACGGTACGCTCCGTGACGTTCTTCCCGTCGGGATTGGCCTGGACGGTGACGCCGACGGTGTGCGCGCCGGAGTCGGCGTTCGAGACGACGAGCACCTCCCGGCCGGTGTTCAGCCACCTGTCGCCGACGGCCGCGGCGGTCGCGCCGGCGAGAGACAGCAGAGCGCCTTCGCGCGAGCATTCGAGGACGGTGAGTGTGGTCATGGTCGTGATCCTTTCTTGATCAGCTCGGGCGGTAGGTCTTCGTGACCTGACCAGAGATCTTCAACGTGGCCTTGGCCTCGTAGATGCCGTTCGTCTGGCCCGCGAGGCTGAACGCGGTGACGGCGGCGAGGAACGTGTACGCGGTGGGACTCGTGTCGTGATCCGCGAGCTCGAGCTTGTAGTACCGCTTGACCCCGTCGACACGATCCTGATCGAGCTGCTGCTGCATCGCGTCCGAGCCGACGAAGTTCATCGCCATCTGGAGCTCGCCGGGCATCGACAGGCCGGGCACGAACTCGGCCTCGGGGCTGTCGAAGTTCGACGCGTCGATCTGCGGCGCGGTGCCGTTGGGGCCGTCGAAGCTCTTGACCTCACCGATCGTGATGAAGCCCGCGGGCGCGTCGATGCCGCCCGCCTGCAGCTTCGTGAACCGCGTGCTCTTTGCTTTGGTCGGGGTTCCCATCAGTGTTGTCTCCGGTGCGGCTTCGTGCCGATTCTACATGAATCGGCTAAGGCGTCAAGTGCTGGCGCGATTCGTGCATGCTCGCGGTCATTAAGTGCTCCACACGATGAAGTCCGTGGATACGCGGTGCAGCTGCGTGTCGTTCTCGTACAGGTCGCGGCTCCCGGCGAACTCGACGGTGATCGAGGCGCTGGCGCCCTCGAGCGCCGTGAGGTAGTCAGCGATCGCGTCGTCGAGCTCGTGCGCATCGTCGTAGGTCTTCGCGTAGCTGTCGACCTGCACACGCGACTGCTTCAAGGTCCCGGCAGTGCCTGTGCTGAACCCTGCCATCGAGAGGCGTTCGATCCCGGTGTAGACCACCGCCGGAAACGTCGTGGTCGGGGGCATGCGCATTGGGAAGATGCGCGAACCGGCGAGCGTCGTCACCGCGGGCGCGTTCGCGAGCGCGGCCGCGACCTGTGCCCCAGGGCTCATCGTTGAACCTCGCCAGAAGTCGACTCACAGGGGCTCATTTGGCCACCTTTGCGATCTGCTTCTGGAGCTCGATCTTCAGCAGCTCGATCACCTGCGGCGCGTTGCGCTCGAGCGCGGGACGCAGGTACGGGTGCGCTGCCTGCTTCGAGGTGCCGAGCTCGATGAAGTGCCACCGGCGCGCGGGCGGTAGCCTCGAACTCTGCGACTCGCCGAACGCGGCCGCGGCTACCCTGGCTTGCTTGCTCCGCCGCCCCACGCCGACCTTGATCCCGACCTTCAGCACGCCGTTCTCGCTGGTCGGTCGCACGACAGAGATCTTGAGCGCGTCGGCGAGGTCTCCGCTGTCCCGTGGGACCATCGCCTGCGCCGCCTCGAGCACAGGCTTGAACGCACGGCGGCCCGCCTGCGCTAGCGCCTTGGCGGCGAGCTCGGCATGCAGCTTCGTGAGCTGGTCGAGCAGCGCCGAGAGGCCATGGATCTGAACGCTCACGCGGACTCACCTACCCGCTCAAGGGTCGTGATCGTCAGGTCCGTTTTCCGGCCGTCGGGATCCACGACGGAGATGATCTCGTAGACCTTCCCGCCCTCGCGCAGGCGCATCGACGGGAGCACTCCGTCGAGGTAGCGCAGCGCGAAAACCGTGGGCACCCTGCCAAACTGCTGCTGCGCGGCGAACTGTTCCGAACCCGTCGTAGAGACCTTCGCGGCGCGGCGCGAGGCGAACAGGTCCCACTCGAGCAGCGGCTCCCCGCTCGCGTCTTGCTTGGTGCTCCGCTGCTCGATCACAACTCGGAAGCGCATCTTGCCGGCGTTGGTCACAGCGAGAGGATCCGATACGGAGAAAGCAGCGCCTCGTAGGAAAAAAGAACGGGTGCGAGCTTCGCCGCGTCGAGCTCAGGCGTGCGGTGCTCGTACATCTGCGAGACGAGCAGCAAGATCGCTTGCTTGATCGGCTCGGGCACCAGCTCCACCGCCCAGCCGACGGTGTACGTCACTTTGACCGCGTCCCACTGGTGCCGCGCCTGCGGCCAGCTCTTGCCGAACGCGCGATGCACGCGGCCCGGGATGTTCACGGCGTCGACGCTGTACTCGGTCATTGCGAGTGTCTGCTCGGCGCCGGCGAGGTCGATGTACTTCACCGACAGCACCGCCGGATCGTCGTCCTCGAGCGTCGCGAGCTGTCCGTGCGGCAGCTCCATGTACAGGTGGCACGCGCGGCACATCCGGCCGCCGGGCCCGTACCCGAGGCCGATGCCCCCGAAGCCGTACGGGTAGCACGAGTGCAGCGCCCAGAACGGGTGGCCCTGGTGAGGGAACGCGTCGAGCACCGCCTCCCAGGTCTGCTGCACGATCCCGCGGTTGCAGTGCGCCTCGACGTGCCGGCGCGCGGCGGAGATCAGCAGCGCCAGGAACGCGTCGTCCTCCGTCGTCTCGAGGGCGACCTGCTTCCGCGCCTCATCGACAGTGACGGGTTCGTCCTCCGGCTCGACCGTGAGGTGCTCGACCACGGGTTACTCTTTCGCGTCGGGCTTCGGATCCGCCGCGGGCAGCTTCGCCTCGGCCTGCTTCGCGGCCTCCGCCTTGAGATCGGGCGAGGCCAGGGTGGCATTTCGCTTCTTCCGCACCTCAGCGTCGGCGAGCTTCTTCGCTTCGTCTGCGGCCTTCTTCGCCGCCTCGGCGTCGAGCAACTTCTGCGCCGCGGCGAGCCGCTTCGCTTCCTGCGCGGCGAGCTTCTTCTCCCGCGCCGCTGCCTTGTCGGCCTCGGCCTTCGAGGCTGCCTCGGCCTCGGCCTTCTCGTCGGCCTCTTTCGTCTCGTCGGTGCTGAACGTCGCCAAGCCCGCGCGCACCAGCATGTGCCCGAGGTCGAGCGCGCGAGTCAGGGAATTCGCCTTGATGCCCATCTCCTCGAGGTCGTAGTGCTTCCCCGCCTCGAACTTCATCATGGTGAAACCGTCGACAGCTCCGTCCACCGTCTTGCTCATTTTGATCATCATCGCGGCGTGTCTCCTTGTGGTGAAAAAATGAGGGCCTCGGATCGAACCGAACGCCGGCGCGTGCGCGCCGCGGGCCCCCGCCGGTTAGACCGGAGCGTTGCGCGCGTTGCTGAGGACAGCGATCGCGCCCTTCACGACGATGTTGGCGCTCGACGCGGACGTGATGCGCAGGCGCTGGTAGCGCTTGTTCACCGGCGTCTCGACCTTCTTGACCGTGTTCGACGCGGACAGCGTCTCCTGCACGTTGTACGAGCCGACCTCGGCCGCGCCCGTGGTGCCGTCCGCGTTGTCGGTCTCGGTGATCTTCAGCAGGAGCGTGCCCGCCGTGACCGTGCCCGCGTGCAACGCGTAGCCGACCTTCTCGAAGCCCTGCGTGTCGATCGTGATGCCGCCGCTGGTGTCGGTGTCCGTGTTGATGGTCCCGCCGGCGTACGCCGGGGTGACCTTCTGATTCTTGAGTCCCGTGTCTGACATGTTTGTGGTTTCCTGTGAGTGTGTGGGTTAGGCGACGGGGGCGTTGCGCGCGCTGCCCTGCGCAGCGATCGCGTTGATGATGCCGCCGTCGGTGGTGCCGGTTGAGGCGACGTCGAGCCGCACGTACCGCTTGCCGCCGATGTAGCCGACCTTTTTGGTCAGCCCGCTGTCGTCGCCGTCATCGTTCTGGAGCACCGGCAAATCGCCGAGCCGATCCCCAGCGTCGACAGAGGTGGGGTCGACGAGCTCGTCGCTCTCGTCCACCTCGTCGCTCTCCATGAGCACCGCGGTGAACACGCCGTCAGCGAGCTCGCCGGCCGACATGAGGAACTCGAGAGACTCGAAGCCCTGCGTGTCGATGACCTCGCCCTCGGTCGTCGTGTCGGAGTCGATGACTTGCGCCTCGAGCGCAGTCGACGCCTTGATGTTGTCGTGCAGATCTTTCTGTCCTGAGCTCATCGTGTCTCCTTTTTCGAAAGACAGGGGCGCCGCGCTGGCCGCCCCCGGCTCTCAGTTCAGAATCAGGTCGAGCACTTCAGGAGGCGGAGCGCCTCGCCGAGGATCACCTGTCCGCCGACGCGGCGGCGGGCGGTGAACTTCACCTGACCCGAGCTCGCGACCGTGAACGGGTCGCGGGTGATCGCCATGCCGACGCGGTCGACCAGCGTGTACGCCCGCTGCCAGTCGCCGAAGGCGATCGGGAACGTGCCCGAGCCCTCGTTCGGCATGTCGGGGCACTCGGTGTACGGCGCGCCGAGGATCGTCGCCGGAGCGCTCTCGCTCAGGCCCGGCTGCCACAGGTAGCGGCCCTGGGTGTCCTTGAGCAGGCGGACCTTGCCGAGCGAGGCCCGGTTCAGCGCCCACCGGCCGCGCGAGGCGTACGCGGTCTTGACCGCGTGGAACAGGTTGACGAGTCCGTCACCCTCGCTGCCGCTCGCGCCCGCGATCGAGCTGGCTCCACCGGAAACGGTGAAGTCGATCGGGGTCGACGGACCGGCCGCGTTCGCGTCGAGGAAGCCCAGGGGCTTGCCCACGCCGTTGCCGCTGGCCACCGCCGCGCCCTCGGCCACGCCGAACTGCTCGGCGAACTCGGCCGAGAGCTCCGCCTCGAGATCGAACGCCGAGTCCTCGAGGTTGGCGAGCGAAATGCGCGCCTCCGCGTAGAGCTCGTGCGCCGGGATCTTCATCAGGCCCCAGTTGGGGTTCTGGGTCTCCGACCGGGTAGCGACCTCGCCCATCCAGGTGGCCGAAGCCGTCTGGGTGCGCTTGGGCAGCTGGATCTCACCGCGATCGCTGTTGCGCGTGGCGACCATGCCGCGGAACGGCGACACGAGCACCACCGCCTTGATGATGTTCTGCTCGTACGCCGGAGGCGCGAGGTAGCCGCCGGTCGCGTCGTTCGCGACGGTCAGCACCTTGACCTCGTCGGGGCTGAGCTTCTCCTCGCCTCGGCGCAGGAACTTGTCGTACGCCTTCTTCGACAGGATCTCGCTTCCGCGGATCTCGTCTGCCGTCCCGTTCCCGCCGCCGAGCCCGATCGCGATGCGGTTGATCCGCGCCTCCATCTTGCGCTCGTTCTCGGCCTGACGCGCCTTGAAGTCGGCTTCCTCGGCCGCGTGCTTCGCCTCGCGGGCCTCCTGCACCTTCAGGAAGTCGCGCTGCACCTTCTCCTGCTTCGACATCACCTCGTTGATGCGGTCGAGCTTCTCGTCGAACTCGGCGGTGCTGCGGTCGGCCTTGACGGCGGCGATCTTCGCGTCGTTGACCTTCTTGAACTCCTCGAACGCGGTCGCGATCTCGGCAAGGGACTTCTTCACTTCGTCGGCTTCAACGGCCATTTTTCACTCCAAAAGGTTGTGGATTTTGTGTGCGAGCTCGCGAAATGCGGCTGCGTCCTGCCCACCCTCGCGGTGGTCCTTCCCCGCCTCGCGCGGGTCCTTCAAAACGTTGATGAGTCGAGCGACGGGATCGGCCGATTCATCCTGAATCGGCGCGAACTTCTTCTGCCCGTCCGGTCCTTCGGTCGCGTCGTCTTTGCCCCCGTCGGCTGCGTCCTCGAGCATCTTCGCCACCTTCGTAGCGAGCTGCTTCTTGACGTCGGCCGACAGGTTCGACTGAGGGATCCGCGCGGCCGCGTTGCGGAGGTGCGGCAGATCGACCTTGCCGTCTGCGTCCTTGAACGGCAGGTGGCGGAGGGAGCGCGGCGTCGTCTTGCCGTTGGCGTCTTTCTTCCCGCCTGAGTCGACGTGCAGGAACGCGCTGTCTGGCAGGTCGTCGATGTATGCGCCCGTCCACTGCGCCTTGCTCTCGCCGGCGCTGCGCGCCGCGTACGACGCGGGGCCCGCCGACGCGATGAACCCGGTCATGTCGCGGTGCATGCTCGCCATCTGGTTGTGGCGCTCGGCCGCGGCGTCGTGCGCTGCGCAGGCCTCGGTGTCGCCCTTCGCCATGCACTGCTGCGCCGCCATCGTGCGATCGTTCGCCGCGACCACGTGCGCCGCCATCGCCTCGGCGTGCGCCGCCATCGCGCCACCGTGCGCGGCGTGCGCCGCGGCAGTCTTCTGATCCGCCTGCGCCGAGCTGTCGAGACCCTTGCGCGCAACGTTGGTGAGGTTCAGCGCCTCAGGGGTGCGGAAGTTGTGGCGCTCGAGGAACTCGACGATGCCCTTGGCGATGAGCCCCTTCACCTCGCCGGCAGAGAGGCCGCTCGAGCGCAGCCACGCCTCGAGCTCGCGGCGCCCGCTCTTGATGTCGGTCACGCGCGCGTCTGGGCCGGCGCCGGCGATGTCGACCACGCTCAGCTCGTTCCACTCGATGCCCTGGATCGTGCGAACCTTCGTGTCTTCGTCGAGGGAAACTCGTGTGGGTCGAAACCCGATGCTCAGGCCGCTCACTGCCTTGGTGCGCAGGAGCTCGAGCACGGGCACGCCGCTCGGGGAGATCGCGTTCGGGGAAACCTTGCCCTCGACGCGCACGCCCTCGGGCGTCTCTTTCGCACTGGTGATCGCGCCGATGATGTTCCCGCGCTGATGCATCCACTGCAGCAGCGGCATCGTCCCGTTGGCCTTGTGCTCGGCCAGCGTGTCGGTGAACGATCCCTTGACGACCTTATCCTGCCAGCCGTCGCCCAGCATCCAGCTCGAGGTGTCGTGTAGCGTGTCGAACGGGATCGCGAGGCCGGAAAACGAGCCGTCGGCCTCGCTGAGCGTCTCGATGGCGATCGAAGCGAGCTTCGTCTCGATCTCGGTCTCAGTCTTCTTGCTCTCCACCGGCGCTGGCTTGGTCGCGATCCGCATGCGCCGCCTAGCCTACAGAGGCGTCCGATTCAAGTCAAATCGGTTGGCACGTCGCGTGCATACCTATACCGCCCCTGCCACGCCTTGCCCGGCCTAGCCACGCTCGTCAGGCTCGACCCCGCCGCCGCACGCGAGGCACAGCAGGATCGTTTTCATGTGTGTTGCCCTCCCAGAGCACGACGCACGGGCCCCACCTCGAGCTCGCGGATCGTGAGAAAATCCACCCAGCAACCTGCGAAATTCCCCGTCCCAGTAGCTTCGAGCACCGCCATCCTCGAAGGGACGTCGGCGACCCAGTTGGGCGCACGCGAGCGCACTCGGAACCTACGGCCGGGCCACTGCGAAAGCTCGAACTCCGAAGAGTAGTGCTCGCTCATCTCAGCCGCCCCTCAGCTCGACGGGATAGAGCTTGATCGCGAGAGGGTTCCAGGGCTCGGCCTCTTCCTTGATCGCTGCAGCGGCCTGCTCGATTTGGCGCAGACGCGCGCCGAGTGCCTCAGCCTCGCGCCCGTGTGCAGCCCTGCGGGCAAGGTTCACAGCGACCCACGTCTGGCGCAGACGCTTGATCTCGATGACAGCCATCGCCTTGCGGCAGGTCTTGCAGCGCACACCGTGCGCGAAGGAACCCGGATCGTCCCGCTTCACCGCCGCGATTGCTGCCCAGCAACCCCGGCACATGCGCGGCATGCGGGCAGCTGCGTACTTGTCGGCCGCGGCGATCTCTTTGTTCATCTGATCTCGGTTCATGCCCTACCCTGCTGCAGGCTCCGTGCCGCCGCCGATTCAAGTCGGCTCGGCCACGTAGCCGATCCCGATCGAATCAGAATCGGTCAGGTGGAGCACGCGCACACCACTACTTCTTGCGTAGCCTTACGGCTTAGGGGGGCGCGCCCGGGTCGCCCGGGGGCGGCTTCGGCGGCTGCTTCCCGGGCGGCAGCGGCGCGGGCGGGCCCGCGGGCGCCGGGGACGTCGACCCCGCCGGCGGCAGGATCGTGTCCAACCCCGGCAGCGGGTCGA